TCGTTACCAGCGCGTTCTTGCCTTCGTAATCTGCCAAACTAATCGTTGGCTTTTCAAACTCAACGCGCTGCGCGTCAATCGTTAAATCTTCCATCTTGGGCTGCATGAACTTTCTTTCGTCCATCTCTGGGACTGCTCCGGGTCGCTCAACGCCTCTCGGCAATTGTATCCTTGGAACACCCATTGCCAGTGATCCTACCGGCGCTGTGCCTGCTGCTGATCCGCCCGTAACGCCTAGCGCAAAGTCCAAAGCCTCTTGCTCTGGATCAAAGTCTGACTGGGTCAAGGCTCGGCCCGGTGCCGTGAACACGTTCATCATCTCAGCCAGTGGCAATGGTAGAGCAAACTCTCGTTCACCACCGGGCACATCACGCAAAGGCAGGATTGAGAACCGGCCCTCCATATCCAAGGGCCTAGTAAATACCGACTCTTCCGCTTCTGCTGGGCGCCTGATCGGCCCGGCAGGAGTCATCATGTAGTCCTCGGTCTCTTTGTTAAGAATCGTCTGGCCTAGAATTGCTTCCGACAGTTCGCGCATTGAAGCCATGATTAGGTTTCCTCTTGATAACTTTGCGAGGTATCTTCGCCGGTTGCCTTAGCCAGCATAGCAGCCGCCACAGGAATCGCTACGCCGTACTTCTTCGCAATGGTGATCAGTCGGTCATCGAATATGACGTAGTTCATAGAACGCTTGTCAGGGGTCTTGTGCCGGGTGAATGCGTCAGCGTATCGGATTCCCTTGATGCCTTTTTCTTGAAGCTTCTGTGCGGCGGTTATCGCTCCAGATGGATCAGACATTGGGTCAGACAATGCTTGTTCGTATTTTTTATAGGCCACAGAACCAGTTGGGCCAGTGTGCATTAATACAGGTTTATTAGCCGCTCTTAACGCTTCTTCAACGGTCGCCGCCGCTGGAAACTGACCAACAGAATATTTGTAACTAGGATTTGAAGATCCTGTTTCTGTTACGTCTTTGGCGGTAAAGTTAGGCTTAGGCGGTGGATCAAAGTTAAACGCTTGCTTCACTAGCGCGCTTTGTTCTGCCATTGGCTTATCCCAGTCAAGCAGCTCATCAGGCTCTACGTCGATGTTGACTTCGTACATACGGCCTTCACTCATCTGTCCGCTATTCTTAAGCTCGGTCAGCTCGGCTATCTTTTCTTCTTGCAAAGAAATTAAACTTTCCCTTTTTGCAGATCCGGTTTCTGGGGTTAGATCCAGCGACCTTAGTCGATCAATTTCGTTTTTTGCGTTTTCTATTGCCAAATCAACGTCATTACCCGACTGCCTTAATAGACTTTGCGCTCTTTGCACTCTAGGGCCGGTTAAAGCGTCTCGGTAACCCCTAGCAACATCCTCAGACTCAGCAAAATACAATCCGCGACCATAAGCCTGTGCGCCCTCGCCAGTGCCTATCTGCTCTGTGCTGAACCGATCAAAGCTGTGCGGTGTGCCGTGGTATGCCTTGATTCCTTTCCTGACCTGAGATGCAGCAGGCAGGAACGGTAGCGCACCGGCAGCGGTAAGGAGGTAATTAGGAATGTTTCTGGACTCAGGGTCGCGCATGTACATATCAACGTCAGCGGCTAGGCCAGTGACATCACCAACCCCGGGCACCAGCATCGTTGACATTGCCGCAGCGTCTAAAGGTGAAATTTCACCCTCACCGTATCCAATCGGTAAATCAGGATCCTGCCCGAACACGTTGGTCGGCTGAAGAACTGGGCCAGAACCAGCCCGGCTCAGTAAATCCATCGCCAGTTCGCGCATCGAGGCCATTAGCGCATGTCTCGGATCATGTCTTGAAGAAGACGAGCACTTCTGACCGACTTCTCTTCGGTCTCGTTAGCTACCCGCTCGTTGCTTTGCTCAATGCCTGCCAAAGTTTCTAAGGTCTTAGCCTGCTCTAGATCTGTGCTGGCGCCCGTTTCCAGAACCCTAGCCTGTTGCAGCTCTGCGTCCGCAATCGTCTTAACGACATCTGCTCGCGCCTTAGCAGCCTTCGCCGTAGCCTCCTCTGCCGCAGCCTGTAAGAACACCGCGTTCGGATCAGGCGGCTGATTCTGCATCGCAGCCATCATCTCTTCTGTCTCTGCCTCTGTGGGCTGTACAACGCCCATCCTGATCAGCTTCTGACGGAAGAAGTCACGAACCTCGCTAATACCTTCGCCCTCCATGTTCATCATCGCCATAGAGCCGAGAACACTTTGCATTTCTGGGTCAGCAGTAATCTGCATCATCCCGGTCAACGCTCGAACGGTTGCCTGCTTCTTCGTGCTTGAGCTGGGACCAACCTCAACGTCCACATCAAACGTGGCCTTCGACAGATCATTCTCAGTGATAATCTCGCCCATCTCGCTAATCGCTGGGGTCATCAAGGTCACACTATCAACCGTCTCCGTAACATCGATGATCTTCATCTTACGTTCTTCTTCGACGTAGACATCCTTTGCCATGCTCAGCCAGACCTCACCACAGCGCCTCATAGCCTTGGAAAAGTTGGACATATAAATAAACGTCTGCATGTCTAAACGCGTCTGGATCAGCTCTACAGCCTTTCCAGATATGTTTGAAGCAATCTGCTCGCCACCAGTCTGGTTTCCCATGATCTGCATCATGTCTGTCTCTGTAATTTGCAACAGAGCTGCCATTGCCGGGGGAATCTGTGGCGGCTTTGTGTATCCGACCGGACCCGAGATTGCTTGATTGCCGTTCGCATCTGAAATCGGATTAACCAGCAGATACGGGTAGTCTTTCAAGTTATCTTCAGACCACATCACTTGATGACCGGCAACCTGTTCGGGTAATAGAATTGGCTTCTCAACAGTGCTCAGCGCCGAAATCTCAGCCAGCTTTGACAACTGCATATTCTTCAGCCGTTGCGCGTCCTTGGCGAGCCTAACATGGCCCATGCATCGCTCAATGTTGTCAACGAACCAACGCTTGCCAAAGACTGGGATAATCGGAATGCACTTGCCAGCGATGTATCCGCAATCCTCAAGGATCTTGGCACCGGACATAATGTATTTGTGGATCTTTTTCTTCTTGACGCGCTTCTGCCGAACCTCCCGGGTGCCGACTGCGGCGAGCATTTCTTCAAGCTGCTCGTCTTCCTTGAAGTCGTAGGTCGTATATCTTTCTTCCGAACCGTCCAGAGTTTCAAAAATTCTAACAGTCTCGCTAACCTCTTCTACCCTGTAGTATTCCGCAACGTAAACTACGTCTGGCGTTAGCCAGTCAAACTCATACTGATGAACCGTCTTAGGCCAGCTTGCGGGGTCATCGCCGTACTCGGACAGGTAGCTGTCGTAGGTCAGCGAGTTAATAACAAAACAAACTTTGGCGTCTGCCTTGTCCTGACGCTTAGAGTCTAGGTCGAACCAGACGCTGCTGTCGGCGTCATAGATCGGCTCGATCAGAATTCTTTGCCGTTCGTCCTCGTCGTTTTCGTGGTCCTCGTAGTCAGCTCTCAACCGCCACGCACCAAACCCGCCACCGACTGCCTCCTCGAACGCGTTGTCATAAGCTTCATTCGCAATCGAATCTTTTTCGTCCGCTCGATACAGGCCATCGCAGACATCTGCTAGCTTGTCATTTGCAGTTCCATCTTTCGATGTAAAATCAACGGTGACGCGATTGTTTCGGTACTCGTTGATAATTCGCATGACCGACAGGGCGATCTTGTTTACTTCTAGCCGGGGCTTGTTCTCGAATTGGTCTAGCAGATTGCCTTCCCATTGAGCGCCGTTGATCGAGTAGAACCGACGATCCTCTAAACATTGCAACCGCTCGTCGCGCAGAGCACTTTGTATTCTGTCGAACTCATGTAGTGCGTCTTGGTGAACATTCGCCAGACGCTGATCATTTGTCATTCGAGCCATAACAATTCCTCGTTTGTCAAGCCATTATCTACCACCGATTCGCGGTTGGCAATGGCACGAAGTCTGTGACCGCAGTAGTTGGATTAGCGCGCCTGACACCCTCGCAAGCATATCTTAACGCATCAATCACATGATTTTTCTTGTCCTCAAGTATTGGAAGCACCTGATTCGTTGCTGGATCGGTTTTGTAGCTGTACAGCATCAGCTCGTCGATGGTGTGAACGCAGCGTGGATGAACCACAATGTCGTAACTCTTCAGCCACTCAATACCTTCCTCTACGCTTTTCGGGCCTTTCACTGCGCTCATAATCTTTGGAAACCCATTTTTCTTCATGTGGCTAATTGTTTCTGGTCTTGCACTGTCAGCCACGATAGGCCACTTCTCGCTGTCAGGTATCTGCATGAACAGGTCAGGCGTGTCAGTGATCTCACACCCCACCATGTACGCCTCATAGTCAACGTAGAGCGTCCTGCCGACGATATGACACCGCACCAATACCGTGGGGTCTACAGAAAACCCCCAGTCAGCGCCAAGCCTGTGCATCGCCTCCTCGTCCGACTCGAACTCTTCAATTGTCCAGTTTCTGAACACCCGGCTCTGGCTGTTTTGCAGATAGGCGCCCTTCCAAACGTGCTGGAATTTGTCAGGATCCCGGCGCTTGTCGTACTCCATCTCGTCAGCAAGTACGTCAGGAAACCAAGGATTGTCCTCGAAATTGACCTCAATGACTGTGGACTTTGGCGGCGGGTTATCGCCACGAAGCAGCCAGTTGACCGGATCGTTCTCATTTCTGGGGTTCCAAGTAAACCAAAGTTCCGACCCGGGCTTCCGTATCGTCGGTCTGAGCAGATCTAGGGACTGCTGGCTGAGGCTTTGCGCTTCCTCGACCCAAGCCCGATCGTAGCCCTCAAGCGATTTAATTGAGTCTGCGGTGTGGTTCTGCATCCCCTGAAAGATAATCCGCCCGTTCCCGCGCTTAGATTTGATAACCGCGTCTTGGACCTCAAAGAATTCGCCGGCGTTTAGCTCTTCGATCTTGAGTTCAAGCAGCCGTTTGACAGATTGATTAAGCGACTTTTGAATTTCACGAACGCAAACAGATGACTGGTTAGGGTTCATGATATGTTCTTCGATCAGCATCTCAGCGAACATATGCGACTTGCCTGAGCCTCGACCACCAAACGCGGCCTTGTACCGGCATGGCTCGAACAGGGGCAGCGCCCACTCTGGCGTCTGAATCTCAAGAATTTTATTCTTTAATGATGACACGCTCGATCCTCTGGATTGAAACCGGAGCCTGCTCATCACCGCTCAGTTCCAGCTTGTCACCGTACTTTTTTGGCGCCATCTTGGATAATAACCACTTGCGCGTATCTACACGCAGGCGCTGCTTCTGAACCATCGCCGAGTCAACTTTGCCTTCGCCGGTCGGGATTAAATCCTCATCGGCAATTGTCATGATGTCATCCGCGATTTTGTCAATCATCGCAGCTCTCGCGTGTGCGTATTGTCCGGCTAATTCTTCGTCTTTATCCACCCAATCCAAAAAGGTTTGCCTTGCAACGCCTGCTGATTCCGCTGACTGCCTCAAGCTTTTCCCTTCACGCATCTGCGCTAGGACTTTAGAAATTTTCTGCTGTTTGTCTGTCTTCGCCATGATTACTCTCTTTGATTTTTGCTCTGTACGTTTTGACTAACCCCTTCAGGTCATCAATGGTGTACTTCACGGGAGGGTGAGGCCCCTCCAGCCATTTTACGTTATCTTCCCCAATTCGGTAAATCAACCTTGGTCGGTACTGGTCAATTGCCCCA